TTTACATAGCCATTACCGCTTAACCACTTTAATATATAGTCAAGTTGAAATTCTGTTAATTCATTATTTTCTATCAACTCTACAAGAGTTTCTTCCATTTCTTCTTTATTCATAATAGTTATTATTTTATTGTTTAAGACTTGCGCTCTCGTATCACTACTTTAATAAGTGGAGTTCGACTTACAGTTTCGAGTATTAAACTCTCATCAGTTAAACTGAGTAATATATTCGTTATATTTATAGTCTCTAAAGTATTACCATCAACTAAGACTTTTGTTATTGTTTATTATATTATCTTTACTGCATCGTTTTTAGTTTGTAAAGGTGTATAATTATTTATTAGTTATTTTTGTTTAGTAGGTATTATTCTCCACCTCTCATTATCTCATTGATAATAAGTTAGAATAGTATGACATAAGCCTATTAGAATATAAGAGTAACAGGCTATTGTCACATGTTACTTACTTAAGCTATTTCTGCGAGTGATCTAGCGAAAGCTGGTACAGTATTACTATTAGTATATGACTTGTATTCTTGAAAACACTTCATTGATTCAAACTTTTCTTGAAAAGTAGAGTATACTTCGTCGTGATCATAAGTGAATGTAATATCTTTTTTATTAGTGAAAGTGATTACTGTATTAGTACCGATTAGTGATTTTCTGATTACAAATCTTTTAGTTGTTATATTATTCATAGTTATTTATTTTATTTATTTATATTTATTTTAGTTATTATTATTATCTATTGATCGTCGTAATTAGTTTGTAACTTGTTTTGTTTATTTAATTTAGTTTGTTTGTTTGTTACATTAATATTATCTATAATGTATCGTAGTTAGTCTGTAAAATATAAATATTAATATATATTTAAAAAAGTTAAATAAAATTATGTAATATAAATATAAAAACGTAAACATAACTCGCTGATAATCAATAACATAGGGGGCTGCATTTCTTAAATTCCGTTTTGTAACTGACTGATAATCAGTAGGTTAGGGGTATAGGACTATAACTCTATATATTTAAATAATAAAAAATAAAACTGTGACATTAGGTTGTTAATAAGCTTAGAATAACAGGCAATTGTCACATTTTTTGCTAGTAAATTGCTGTATTTGCATGTAATATCTTAAATTATGGCAAAACTAAGCAAGGAGGCAGCTAAAAGAAAAGCTGTAAGAGATAAAAAAGCGGCTATGACACCGGCTAGAAGAAAAAAGAAGGCGGAGAATCAAAGAAGAAGAAGAATCTATATTAAGTTACATGGAAAGGACTCTTTAAAAGGTTTAGACTTTGACCACGAAGATAATAAGTTTGAAACTGTCAAGCGTAACAGAGGCAATGACGGTAATGGAACTAAAAAAGAAGGTAAAAATAAAAAAACAAAACGTAAAAACAAAAAATAATGGCATTAGTTAAAAAAAGTGATATAGCAGATCTTCAAAGATTAAAAGATGAAATAGATGAAGCATTAGAAAAATTTCAAATAGACGTTTCAACGTCTTCATCAAAATTTTCAAGTTCTGAAGCTGAGTTAATTACAGTCATATCGGACGGTATAACCTTAACTGGTGCAAACTCTAGTGGCTTTGAAGAGTTAGTAAATATATTAAATGGTAGAAAAGGTTTAATTTCACAAGTTTCTACAGAGATTTTAGTGGGAGAGAACAAATACGCTTTTGGAGGAGAGCAAATATTTGAATTAACAGATCCAGATTACGTAGAAGCTAAAGAAGACGACTGGACAGACGCTAGAGCAACATTTGACAGTACTGTTAAGCAGAGACAAAAAGATATAGATGATGCTGCTGAAGCTAGATACAACACTCTTCATGGTGCTATTTCAGATCTTGCTGAAAAAGACAACTTTGAACAAGCTTATAATGATTTGAAAACAGCAATTGATAGATATTCTAAAGATGATTTTGATAAAGTAATAAGTAAAGATGTTGTTGAGCTAATGACTCCAATAGCTAATGATTGGATTACAAATAACATTGACAACAGCGATCTTATTAATAGATATAATGAAGAAAAAGCTGAAAGAAAAGAAGCTATAGAAGATTCTTTTGTTAAGCAGGATAGAAAAGGTGGTATACTAAAGGGTGACTACACAGGTATTACAAGTGAATTGGATGATCTTGCCGGTGATTCAGAAGTTGTAATAACTGAACTTAAAGTAGAAATGGGCATTGATGGGGATGGCGATGATGAAATTGTTGATGAAGTAATAGCTGAAAATATAAAGAATAATAAAATATTTGAAGCTAAATCTGCGCTATCTCTAACTAGAGAAAGTCTTTTTAATTTAGACATCGGAGGTATAATTGACAAAATAAAAGAAGCTTGCTATAAAGGTGAAACTAAAATAAAACTAACAGGAGATGAGGTTTCAGGAACTGAAATATACGCACTAGTTAAAAGCGGATATAAAGTAACTCATCAAAAAATATCACAACCAGGTAGAAACAAAGATAACACATTGTTTATTATTGATTGGGTTTCTGCTAGTTCAAAATAATAAATTAAACATGGCTATAAAGTATACTTACCCGCGTAAAGCAGTACCTTCTAACGGAGACTTGATTTTAATATCTGACTCTGTAGATAATAACAAAACAAAGACTATATCAATAGATACGTTACCTGGAGGCGGTAGTACTGGTGTTTTTAGTATTTTCTCAACAAATGGTGTATCTACCGGTATTCAAGACGCTCTTTCTTTGGACTCTAACACGGGTAGTGTAACATTTTCTATAAATAAATATGATGGTGGGGATAACGCTGGTTACGTACCACCTGGAGGTACAGGTTCCACTTACTTAAGAGGTGATGGAACTTGGGGTACCCCAGCTTCTGGATTTAGCATAGAATATGAAGGTTCAGCACTAGCTTCAGATCCCTCGTTAATAAACTTTACAGGCCCTGGTGTAGTAGCAACTGAGAACGCAGGTGAAGTTACAGTAGATATATCTGGTTCAACAACAGTAGAAAACGTTAGAATAAGCGAGCAAGTTTCAAAAGGAGACGCTTTATACGTTTCTGGGCAAGGTTTTGGTAGTAATCCAGGTATACCAACAGTAGGTATAGCCGACGCAACTGACGACGCTAAAATGCCAGCGGTTGGTATAGCTTTAGAAGATTATTCTCAAAACACTACTGGTAAAATGATAATCACCGGTGTGTTAGAAGATATAAACACTAATGTTATAACTGGAGCATCTGGATCATCTATAAACGAAATAGTTTATATTGACAACACCGGGTCTACAAATAATCTGACTATAGTAAAACCTATAAATACTGACTTAATACAAAACGTAGGTATAATAACAAAGACTGGAGCTAATGGATCTATACAAGTGTCTTGCATCGGTAGAACAAACGATTTACCTAATATACCTCAAGGATCTATATGGATAGGTGACAATGACGGTGTTCCAGAACAGTTAGGCATAGGAACAAGTGGTCAAGTATTAACTTCAAATGGACTATCAGCTGAATGGTCAGGTAGTGCTTTTGTAAGCACAATAAACTTTGGAACAACTGGGTTAACACCAAATACTGACACAGGCGGTGTAGTTGATGTTGATGGAACTTTAGTAGCTGCGAATGGTGGAACTGGATTTAGTTCTTATAACGTTGGTGATATACTTTATGCAAATTCGACAACATCGTTAACTAAGCTAGGTATGTCTGCGCCTGATGCTGGTAAAGTTCTAGCTGTTAACTCAACTGGAGATGCTCCTGAATGGGTTACTCAAAGTGGTATTTCTGAAGTTACAGCTGACGCTCCCATAGTAGTAACCAATGGTACTACAGCACCTGATATTTCAATACCGGAAGCTGATACTTTAGCTGACGGTTATTTAAGCAGCACGTGGTGGAATAACTTTAAAGTTTCAGGAGATGTAGGTCAATTACAATTTACAGATGCAACTGGAAACGCTTTTGATTCTGGTAAATTAAAGCATATTAAAGTAAGTGGTAATGATCAAGGTGGTTTTCCTACTTCTATAACTACACTTGAAATAGGTGCTTCTACAGATAATTTAAATGGTGGAGTTTTAAAACTTTATGGTTCTAACTTTTCTGGAGCCGCTGGGTTAAATAATGATAGTGCAGCTATAGAGTTTGTAAATGCTTCAGCTACTAACACGTTAAGGTTAAGAGCTAATCCAAGTGCAGACTACACTATAACTCTTCCAAGTGCAGCACCTACAGGTAATAGAATATTACAGTCTAACGCTTCTGGTGATTTATCATGGGTAGTTACACCTACAACACCAGCCCCAGGTAATGCTGGAGATGTACAGTTCACTACTGGAGCCAGTGCTCAAGATTTTACCCGTGATGAAGGATTTAACTTCACAACAAGCGGTAATGATAAAATTCTACAATTAGCTAATACAGGAACGACAAATAAAAGAGGTATATTAAAACTTAGTGGTTACTTTACTTCAGGAGAATTCCCAATCACGACACCAGCTTCTATACAGTTTTTAACACAACAACCATCTCCAAACCCTAGTAAAGTTGTAACTTTATCTTCTTATACTACAGAAGACTACAATATAAAACTACCTCTAGTTGCGCCAGCCAATGATCAAATACTACAATCAGATACTAATGGACAACTATCTTGGGTTAACACGCCTACTGGTGGTTTAACACCTACTCCTGCATCAGGTAATTACACAGCTTCTGCTGGAGAAATGGTTTTAGTAGATACATCATCAAGCGCACAAGGCTTGGTAGTGCTACCTTCACCTACTACCAACGGAGAAACAATAGGGGTTAAATGGATTGATTACACTAGTTATACTACAGATTCGGTTTTAGTTAAAGCTTCAAACTTGGGTGAGTTAATAGATGGGTTTGATAGAACTTCAACACCAGCTAATTATCTGCAATTAGGTTCTGTAAATACTTATTATGAATTTATAGCACATGTCTACATTGATGGTTTAAACACTGTTAAACTATGGTATATAAAATAAATAACTAATGAGCTACACTTCTTCTAATACTGGCGGAACTACTTGGGGTTTTAAAACTTACAACCAAATATTCGCACCTAATAGTCAAACTGTTGGCGCGGCTGAATACTGGGACAAAAGTAGAGTGAGAAATTTAGACACAGTTATATGCTCAACTAACAACAAACTTTTAACTGCTAAAATATTACCTGTTGGAGATAGAGGTGGAAATACAGCTGTTTATTGGTTTGGTACCGGCATATATAGAGCCACTTTGATTAGCGCAGGTACAGCGTTTAATGGGGACTATGTAGTTGTTAGTAGTAACAGTACAGGTACGTATAGTCTTCCTAGAGTAACTATAGCATCAGCCACTAGTGAGAGAGAGTTTTCAGCTGGTGTAGTTTTGCAAGCTTATTCAGCAGGGACAATTGCAACTATAGCTACTAGTGGAATATGGCCAGTTAGAATCAGTGAAGGTTTCGGAGGTGTTACAACAGTTGGTATTTCAGGAAGCGAACTTGAAGCAGTTTCCGCTAATTCCGGTGGTGTTGGGACTCTGGGTTTAAGTACTGTAGCCAACTACGCTTTTGTTGATAATTCTATAACAAATCCTAATCAATGGGAAACACAACTACCTTCAGGAACTATCATAGACGGAAATCACGCTATAATAAGATCTACTGACGCTGTGCCAATAGATGCTGATCACAAAGAAGGTAATCTAATACTATTATGGGGAACTAAAAGAGAGCAATACTAATGAGTTATCAAAAACTACCTTTTACTTGGGGAAGTAAGACAGTTGCTGAAATGCAATTGTTAAATGCTAAGCCTGGAGACACAGTTTGGAACTTAGATTGGAATATAATGGAGACTTGTGTTTACGAGCAAAACTATCCAGATGCGGTATCTTCTAATCCTGGACCAGTTTGGGTCAACGATCAGTCTTATATATTAACTTGTAGTGGGTTCATAGACAAAGGCATATCAATGGGGGTTAGTAATATGAACGCAGGTAGAAATTTTTCACTTGCATATTTTGATATTGATGAATTCGCAGGTATAGCCATTAGAGGAGTTAATAGCGACAATGATATTAAATGTTATGTTCAAGTTGCTTTTATGGGTAAATGGGAAGTTTTATGGGAAGATGAAGTTTCTTTAGGTGACTATGGTAAACTTAAAGGTTCAGCAGTGGAAAGTTCCACTTTTGGAACGGATGGTGTTGTTTGCCAAACTTTAGAAGAGGCTAGTAACGGAGCTGGAAACACAGTGTTAGCATGGTCAGCTTTACAAACAGTGGAATACGTTTAAAAAAAATATATGAGCTTTCAAAACTTTCACACTTTCGGAGACAGAACATATGATGATATAATAGATTTAGCGGAATCAGGACCAGGTACTATATATATACAATCAGGAGAAACTATTTTTTATACTACTGGAGTTAATGGAGCTTTTCAAAGCACTATGGCTTATTGCAGAAATCCTTTAGCGCCAGCAAACCCATTTGGGCCACAACCTAGATTTGATGTGCCAACTGGCACTTTTATAGACGCTACAATGTTCACATATGTGTCAGCAGGTGAAGTAGATGTTGGAAGAAAGTGGGTTCAACCAGAGTTAGACTCTTCTGCTCCTGAGTCAACAAATTTTAAAGGTAGAGTAGAGTTAGGAGGTACAGATGGAGAGAGATGTATAGGTGTATCATGGAATGGAGAAACACAAGGTTCTGCTGATTTGTATAATTTAATAAGTATACAGTGCACCGGTATTGCTTACGTTAAGACATCTTCAACTACTTACTCACAGAGGGATTTATTAACATCTTCTTCAAGTAATGGGTTTGTTTTGAACAGCGGTTCAACAGCTTCAAGTGCAGATTTTGGAATAACTGTGTCTGAATTTCCAAGTACTGAAAGTTCTATAACAATGTTAATAAACGCTACAGAATTAAAATAATAGTTAAAAACAAAAAATGGCAATACTATATACATACCCAAAAAAAGAGTTTATAGAAGATAATGATTTATTTATAATATCGGATTCTAGAGATGAAAATTTAACAAAATCAATATCTTATGAGGCTATATACAAAGTTATAAGTAAAGTTTGGAAAGCTGATATTAAAAAGTCTTTAGACGAATTTAGAATAGAGTCTGATTCTCTTTATGAACCAATTGGTAGTGGTGGAGCTTCTTTATTTCAGTATAACGCAAGCAGTTTTCAACCTTACGTAAGCTTTGGTTCAACACCAAATGTTGGAACAGGTGGATTTACATATGCTTTGAGCGTTAGAGAAGGTAGTACAGATATAATAACTTTTAATTTTAGAATTAATATAGTATCACTTAGCGATACTAGCAATGTTATGAGATTTCAAAATATACCAGGAACTCCTCAAAGTTTTCCAAACAGCGCTAAATGGTATGGTCAAGTAGTAGTAACAGACGCACCTAACTTAGAGCAAAAGGCTACTATATGTGAAATTACAGGATCTAGTCCACAAACAATGAATTTTTACAGAGTAGATACAAGCGGCGATGTTGTTCCGTGTAATTGGACTGGAACTAATTCTATAACTGAATCAATGTATATTCAAGGATCTATAACATATGTCTCTATTCCAGGTGGGTCATAAATAACCGAACTATCATGTGATAGTATAAATAACCAACGTTAAACATAAAACCAAAACAATGACGTTTTTATACACCAGTAGCTTTAGAGCTGCTACACAACCCGATCAAAGAATGATCAACCTTTGGAAACATATAACCACAAAGAGCAATTGGAGAATTGTTCAGTTACCAAATGGATTTTTTCAAACCGAATATAAAGACTTTGAAGACAAAGAAACTTGGATCGATGTAACTCGTAGAGAAACAATGGATGGCGCTGAAGCTGCTATTGATGGATCTATAGAACACTACTCCAAAAAACTAGAGTTTTTAAAAGGACCTAAAGTAGTTAAAACCTTCGAGTAGATATTCAAACAATCAAATTTTATTATATATTATGCAAGAATTAAAGTTAGTTAAAGAACTGGCTTTTGGTGATACTGCCAGAAGTCAGGTCTTAGCTGGCGTTGAAAAGTTAACTAACGCAGTTAGTTCAACATTAGGCGCTAGTGGAAAATGTGTTATACTTGAAGACGCAAACGGTCATCCAGTTATAACAAAAGATGGAGTAACAGTAGCTAATTCAATAACGCTACATAAACCATTAGAAAATATTGGAGCAACGCTTATTAAAGAAGCTGCTCAAAGAACAGTTAAAGACGCAGGCGATGGTACAACGACTGCTACTATATTAGCTAAGTCTATATTAGATAATGCTGATAAAATGTCAGAACACGCATCGTCAAGAGATATTAAAGACGGTATTAATCAAGGAGTTGAAAACGTAGTTAGTTACCTTAATAAGAAAAGAAAAAAAGTTAAAGGTAAGAAGATAGACCAAGTAGCTACGATATCTGCAAACAATGATAAATACTTAGGCAAAGTAATAGGTGAAGCTTTTAAGCTAGTAGATGAAACAGGTGTTGTAATGATGGAGACTAACGAACAGCCAGAAACAGTTGTTGAGTTAATAGAAGGCGTACAATACGATCAAGCGCTTAAGAACAACCATTTTATTTCTAACAAAGAAAAAGGTACGGCAGAGCTAGAAAATCCTTTAGTTCTTATAGTTGAATCTAAAATACCTAATATAAGAAAAATACAATCGGTATTAGAGTACGTTATTAAAAATGGTAAAAGTTTATTGATAATCGCGGATGTTGATCAACAAGTATTATCTGCTTTAGCGATGAACAAGACTAAAGGTAATATAAAGGTGAACGTTGTGGATGCTCCTATATATGGTATAAGTAAAAAAGATGTATTAAGTGACTTGTGCGCTGTAACTGGTGCTACTGTTATAAATGAGGATTTAGGAGACGATATGGATTTAATAGGGGTTGAACACTTAGGTAGCTGCTTAAAATCTATAACTAACCATGAAGAGACTATATTACAAGTTGATTTATCTGATAAACCTGAAGTAGCTGAAACTATAAAAATGTTAGAGGATCAGATTAAAGATACTAAAAACCCTAATATTATAATAAGGTTGGAAAAAAGGTTAGCAAAACTAAAAGCTAAAGTAGCTATTGTAAAAGTTGGTGCTAATTCAGGTGTTGAGTTAAAAGAAAAAAGAGATAGGGTTGAAGATGCTATTTGTGCTACAAAAGCCGCGATAAAAGAAGGTATAGTGCCAGGAGGCGGTATAGCTTTACTAAACGCTTCACAACATTTAAAAGCAACGTCATTAGGAGAGGAAATATTGTATAAAGCAATACGAAAACCTTATGAGTTGATATTAAAAAATGCTGGCGTAGAAGATTATCAAACTCCAGAAGTAGAAGGACAAGGATTGGATGTGGTTACAGGAAATACGGTTGATATGGTTAAAGCCGGAATTATAGATCCTTTGTTAGTTACTAAAAGTGCACTGATGAACGCGGCTTCAGTAGCTACAACTATATTGTCCACTGATTGTGTAATTAATAACATACGAGCATGAAAGCAATAGGTAAGTATATAGTTATTGAACCAATCAAGGAGATTGATACAAAGACAAAAGGTGGTTTAATACTAGCTGAGTCACAAAGAGAAGATATAAGATACAGACGTGCTAAGGTTGTAAAACCTGGCACGGATGTTAAAGCATTAAAAAAGGGAGATGAAATCTATTATGATAAAGCTGCTGGATTTAAAATAGAGATTAAAAAAGAACAATACAAAGTCATAAAAGAACTTGACGTAGTAGTAGTATTATAAAAAAAAAAAAATCATGCCAACATATAAAGAAGCTTACAATGCTAAAACAGCCAAAGGTGAAGCAGCAAGAAAAAAATATAAAAACTTTTCTGATTTTGAAAAAGCAGCTAAAAGTTACAATACTAAAAAGTACGGTACAACATCGCCTACTGCGGAAGCTAAAAAACAAGGTATAAGCAAGCAAAAGCTAGCAGCTTCTGTAGATGTTAAAAAAGATATAGATAATGTTAATGACAGAGCAGTGCATAGTGGTACTTCAACTTATTCTAAAAAAACAAATAGAAGAATGAGAAGCGCTGATGAGAAAGTTTATTATTCACCAAAATTAGAATCTGAAAAAGAAACTCTTAACGCGGTGTATAAAAACAGTAAAGGTGAAGCTACAGTTTTTGGCAAACAAGGTGAAGTACAACCACTTAGAGCCGTAAAAATAGATACTAAAGATAATAATAAGATAAGGTCAACAGTTTCTTTAGCAAATAACAATAAAAGCTTGTTGGAAAACAAAAGAGGTAAAAAGAAACCATCTTACAAAGAATTTAAAGCTGCTAATCCAAATAAAGAAACTCACGGTGGTGTTGTTTATAAAGGTAAAAAAGGTGCTAGCTTTGGAGCTGGTTATACTGAAAGCGGATCAACAAAAGATGGTAGAATAAAAGATAAGGTTTTTGATACTAAGGGTAGAAAACTAGCTACTGTTAAACAAAAGAAAAGCGGAGATATGAAGGTTAAAAAAACGTTAGCTGGTAGAATCAACGAAAGAGCCTTTAAAAATAATAATAAAAAACAGAGCTTAGGTAATAAACTCACCTCTATGACTAATTCACCTAGAAATCAACAAGCAGCTTTAAATGTTGTTAAAGGTTTGAAAAGTCTTTATAAAAATTGAGAAAACTTAACTCATCTGACCTAAAACAATTAAACTTACTTAAACATTACAGGATTATACGTAAATGGGCGTGTAAAACATGTAATCTTAATGATGCAGACCTTGAATTATTAATCTATCTTGAAGCAATAGATTTGTTTACTAAAGATGATTTTAAAAAAGGTACTTACTCTTATAGCTGGGACAATAGGCGCTGGAACAGATTATTGAAACAAGGGTGGATTACAGTGTGGCGAAAAAGAAACCGCACAACCCAAAAATATCATATATATAAAGTATCCATAAAGTGCAAACAGTTAATAAGTAGAATGTATCGAATTATGTTAGGCGAAGAAAACATGCCTACAACTAAATTAGAGAATAGTAACAGATATAGTTACAAAGTAACGACAAAAGCAATAGAATATGCAAACAGAGATAAATAATAATTCACCTTTTCTATATACAGATGAAGAGAAAAAAGCTTTACGAAGAGCAACTTTAGGAGGCGGTGCTAAAGGAGCTGCTATTGGTGCTAAACTAGGTTCTAAACTAGGTTCTTTTATACCTATACCAGGTGTTGGAACCGCGGCTGGAACTGCAATTGGTGGTGCTTTAGGAGGTCTTATAGGCGGACTTGCAGGTAGAAAAAAAGCTAAAGCTGGTCTTGAAGAAGACCCTGCTGGCGGTGGGGCTGATTATGAACAACTAACCACTGATGCTGCTGCTAACGAAAATAGATTGTCTATATTAGAAGCTCAACAAAATGCTCCTCTAGTAATGAGTGGTGTTATTAAACCATCTAAAAAACTTAGTGCTATCCAAATGAGGTACGCACCAATTAAAATGAAAAGTAGTGAAGCTAAAAGAGCTGCTTTTATGATGAAAATATCAGGAGCTTCTTCAATGCCTGAAAAATATTAAGTATTAAGAAAAATATAAATGGAAAATAATAATGTTTCATATAATTACGTTAGTTCATGTAATTGTAAAATACCAAGTTCTAAAAAAATGAGAACAATAGTTAAAACTTTCACTATTGAAGCTCCAGTATATAAAGGTAACGCTGTTTTAAATGCTCAGAAATAATGGGAATAGACGATCTTAAGTTATATTGTTTTAATATAACTTCTTTTACTATTGCTAGTTTCGACTGGTTAGAGCCTTTATTGAAAGTTACCCTGCTTTGTGTTACAATAGGTTATACTGCTCATAGATGGTACAACTTAAAAAAGAATAGTGAAGATAAGTGATCATGTTTCTTATAAAGAAGCTACAAGATCTATTACAGCTAAAAGACTAGGTATAAGCAATGCTCCAATTGAGGAGCACGCTGTTAACATGAAGATTTTAGCAGAAAATATATTTGAACCTCTTAGAAGTCACGTAGGTAAACCTATATGCATTAATAGTATGTATAGATCAGAAGCTTTAAATAAGGCTGTTGGTGGAAGTATGACTTCACAACATTGTAAAGGTCAAGCAATGGATATCGACGATAAGTATGGTCATGCTACTAATGCTGAGATGTTTGAGTTTATAAGAGATAACTTAGACTTTGATCAAATGATATGGGAGTTTGGAGACGGTGAAAACCCTGACTGGGTTCATGTTAGTTATGTATCAAAAGAAAAGAACAGAAACAAGATGCTAAGAGCATATAAGAATAGAGGTAGAACTGCTTACGAAATTATAAAATGAAAATAAACCAAAGCACAGAGCTAAATGTAGATTTAAAAACAATAATTAGTTTAGTAGTTGTAACAGCCTCATTTGTTGGTATGTATTATACTCTACAGTCAGATATAGATGATGCTAAGAACATGCCTAAGGCAGTTATTGATCGTATAGAATATGATTTAAAGCAAGAGTGGCAAACGGATCATATAGAAGAGCTAGAAGAAAAAGTAGATGAGATATTATACTGGTGCAAAGAATTAGACAGAGGACTTCACAATAAGAAAAATAAATAATTATGGCAGGTAAAAAAGTTTCTTGGAAATATGGAGATGGTACTTACTATGGTACCTTAATACCAAGCATGGAGACAGATACCCACAGGTATGCTAGAACTGAAAACGGTAAAATTAAATCGTTACCTAAAAAGAAAAAGTAATGGCGTATACTCAGCAAAACTCTCCTTTTGAAAAAAAAGGTAGACTAAGAAAAACTACTAAAGGTAAGGGAAGAAACTTCAGAACAGTTGAAGAAGGTGCTGGCATGACTAGTAAAGGAGTTAAAGAGTATAGAAAGAAAAATCCAGGTAGTAAACTTAAAACAGCTGTTACTAAATGTGATGTTAAAGTAGGCACTAAAGCTTATAAAAGGCAAAAAGCTTTTTGTAGTAGATCTAAAAGCTGGACAGGTGAAAGAGGAAAAGCTGCAAGAAAAAGATGGTGTTGTTCTAGATTTTAAGATATGAGTTTCAAAATAAAAGCCCCTTACGTCGTTGATAACACGCCTATATACTTTGTAGATGAAGAGGATGGTGTTTTAGGTAGAACTAACATGAACTGTAGTATTACTATAAACAACAAAATAAAAAATCAAAAACAAATAAAGGAAGTGGTTAAACACGAAAAGGTCCACGTTGATCAAATAAAAAATGGTAGACTAGCTTATGACGATAATAATATCTACCATAGAAAAAACGGTAAAGGTAAATGGAGTACCGTTAAAAGAAGTAAAGAAACAGATGGTTCACCTGTAACTTGGTGGGAAAAAGAAGCATACAACACATAAAAAAAATAAAATGAGTAAAGTAGAAAGATTAAACAAAAGAGCTAAAAAGAAAGAAGAAAAAGCCGCTAAGTTAAGAGAGAAGGCTGAAGAGTATAGTCCATTAACAGCTGAAGGATCACCATATAAAATGTACGGTAATGATTCTTCGCCTTTAACCGGTGGAAGTCCATTAGCTAAATATGGTTGTTCTAAAAACCATGCATCACCAATTAATGTTGTTGATCCACCTAAGAAAGGTAAGACTATAGAAAGTTTAAGTAAGGAAGTTCAATATAAAATATACAATACAGAGGGGATGGGTATGACACCTACTGAAAAAGCTAAGCTTGAAAAAGATAAGTCTTTTATGGATTATAATATTAAAAGGCAAAAAGAGGAGGCAGGTAAAAAATATTTAACAGGAGAGCAAGGTGGTAAAAAATCCGATGTAGTTGTGTCAGATGAGCAAAGAAAACACGGTATGGAAGGAGAATACAAGTAATGGATAAAGTAAAAGAACTTGTAAACCATCCATTGTCAAAAGCTGTTGTTTTTGGTATTTGTGGCGCGATTATATTGCTAGAAAAACACCCTATATACGCTGGCTTTTGCTTTGGTTATGGTTTTAGAGAATTACTATTAGCTTTCAAAAGTGAGTAAAAAGAAATTTAAAGAAACAAAGATAGGGGCTTTCCTAAAAAACAAAGCCCCTAAAATACTTAACACTATTGGAGACGTTTTACCTGATCAAGGTACTTTAGGTATTGTAAAAAACCTTATAACAAGTGATAAAAGTATTAAGGCTGTAGATAAAGAAACTGCTTTGAAAATACTAGAGCAAGAAATTGCTGAAATGGATAACATCTCAAGAAGATGGGAGAGTGATATGAAAAGTGACTCATGGCTTAGTAAAAACACAAGACCAATGACACTTATTTTCTTAACATTAGCAATGACAATATTTATAGTGTTAGACTCTACAATGCTATTAGAGATTAAAACAGGTTGGGTTTCACTATTGGAAGCTTTACTTATAACTGTTTACGTAGCATACTTTGGATCTAGAGGTGCTGAAAAAATTACAAAAATAAAAAAATAAATAAAATGAAAGGCGTACAAAATAATTTCGCAGCTCAAGTAAGAGTTTTTGCTCACGACGCAATCAATGTTACCCCTTCTGGATCAGCTGTAGGTTCTATAGCTCACACTGATCAAAGAGGTTGTTGTTTATACATTGGTCAAGCCATGACTTTGACAGTTCAAACAGAAGGAGGCACTGGAACATCTATATTTAAAGGTGTAGCAGCTGGTTCTTTTTTACCAGTTTTAGTTACTAGTGTTACAGATTATACTTTAACAGATGCAGCTGGTACAAAAGCTGATTGGGATATAGTAGCTTTATTCTAAGATGGCTATAGGTATAGGTACTCCAATATATAATCTGGCTAATTTACCTGGTCAAGGCAAAAGTAGTGGTGGGGGTGGTGGACCTACTGTCGACTTGATCGACAATAATTATAGTATGTTGTTTGATGCGGCTAGTGTGACAAGTTTTAATACTGGGATAACCCCACCAGCGGCAAACACAACTGATTTTACAGTTGCTTGTTGGCTAAAAACTAGTACTGCAGGAGTTTATGGTAATTATTATTGGGCTACCGCTTGTGCAATTTGGAGTGTACCAAGTGAATCTTTTGGCATTATGCTTAGAGCTCCTTATGGGACTACTGATTTAAAAGTTTGTATAGGTAGTGGTGTGTTTGGATCAACTATCTTAAATGATGGTAAATGGCATTTTGTGATGTCTGTGTGGGAACATGCTGAAGGTCCTGCTGGTAAAATAAGTTATTATGTAGACGGTGCTGAAACACCAGAGGCATCGGCAGAGGTGCTACCATATTGGGGAACAGTCATGCCATCACCTACAATAGGAGATACTACTTATCCTACAGGTACATATACTCCATACGATGGATACATAGACGAATGGGCTTGGTGGGAAAGTAACCAAAGTAGTGTGAGTAAACTTTTATATGATTCTACTAATGATAACCCTGGTAAAACAGCAAATTTAGACACATTATCAACTGGCGCGCCTACAGCGTGGTATAGAATGGGAGATTAATTATGGGAACAAATTATTTAGCTCCAACATGGAGACAGCCAGAAAACACTAACAATTCGGAAAACAGGTTAAGTAACTATAGTTTAGATTTAGATGGATCTCAAAATATAAATTGTGGTGCAATTAGTGAATTAGCTAGTGCTACTAATTTTTCTATTTCAGGATGGTTTTATTTTGACAGCGTTGCTAATAATAAAACTTTATATAGCTATGGTAGCTCTACAGGTCCACAATACTGTTTTACAGTTCAAACATTCTCAAGTGGTAATATACTTTTTGCTATTGCAAATAGTGTAAGCGATTCAGGTTATAATCTTATTATCACTAATTTAACAACTCCTCTTACCACTGGACAATGGTATAATATTATATGTACTTTTGATGGTAGTCAAATAGGAAACACAAATAGAGCTAAAGTTTATGTAAATGGAACTCAAGCTCCAATCTCAGGAAGTGGATCTGGAACTATACCTGAAACAACAAGCACTAGTACTGGACCTTTTAATATTGGTAAATGGGACTTAGGTAGTCAGAACAACAGGTATTTCAACGGGAAAGTAAGTCAAGTATCAGTATTCGACTACACGCTTTCACAAGGTCAAATAAGTTATTTATACAACTTAAATAACCCAATGATTATATCAGGTGCAGAACCTGTAGCGTATTGGCCACTAGGTGATAATTCAAACCCTACAGCGGATGCTGGTTACCCTAATATAGTTTCTGATGCAGACAGTGTTTTTGATTTTGCAGCTTCTAATGAGGAAATTGTAACACCATCTCCATTTCCTGATGGTAATCAAGGTAATTTAACTATATCAGCATGGGTTAATCAAAGTTCTCAATCAGGTATATACAGACCTATTTTAAATACTGGCCTTACCACCGCTATAAATAGCCCACAAATATCCATGGCTTTGAGAAATATTTTTGGTGTGAATAAATTGTATTTATTTTACAATGGTGGTGGTGGTAGTAACTATATATTAACTGCTAACGCTGTAATGACAGAAAATAATAAGTGGTATCACTGTGTTTTTGTTAGAAGTGGTAGTACTGGTAAACTTTATGTTGATGGTGTAGAAGTACTAACCTCAGGATCGGCAGATTTTAGTGCAAATCCAGGAGCTACAACTACAGATAGCAATATGACATTAGGTGCTTGGAGATATAATAACAGCGGCGATGGTTTGAATGGTGAGTTAAGCAATGTTTGTATATGGGATAAAGCATTAACAGATGGGCCAGGAGGCGAAATAGAAGAGCTTTACAATAACGGAATGCCTTTATTGAATCTTTCTGAAATACCTGCTAATGGATATTTAAAAGGTTGGTACAAACTAAATCAATCAGCTGTTTTAACACCGGGTAATCCAACAAATTGGAGCATAGAGAAAGTAGGTAGTCCTAATTTTTCACAATCTATAGATGGCTGTTACGTAGCTAACAATTCAGGTTCAGGTCCTTATGACAGTGGCGGCTTAATATGGCACGATAATAACTCTGGAACAACAGTAGGTAGCGATTATTTTCAATGGAATTCACCAACTATATATACAAGTGGTAGTAACATAGTTTTATCTTCAACTGGAGGATCTTATGAAGATCCATACTATGGTAGTCAAGCTATATTAGAATACAATATAGATGATGGAAGTTGGGTTAATTGGCATACTCAAACAAACGGACCGGGAGGCTTTAGCCCAGTTAGTTTTAGCATACCTAGCACTGGAAATCTTACAGTTTCTAATAATATAAAAATTAGAATAAAAGGTGTTGACAGGGGAGCGACTGACTCCTTTCTAAAAATAAATGATGTAAATATTAGTGGTGGAAGCTCTAGTTATAACGAAGACTTTCTTAGTAATACTACGAAATACGGTTGGTATGGAGGAGCTGAAAATCAACCACCGGCAACATTTTCAGCCGATCACTGGGACATACCAGATAATAGATCTGCATATCCACAGAGTTTTGGATTTCTAGGTAGTGAGAAGGTTATTGTTGATGAAAACTTTTTTACCCTAACAGGTGTTAACAAAATGCAGGTTTGCACAATTTCATTTTGGGCGAGAATTACAAAAGATGGATACAAAGGTGTTATAGGGTTAAATTCAAGTACTAATTGGACTTTAAGAATCTATCAAGGTAACTTTTGGTTTATATCGGGTGGGAATAATTATATTAAATGGGAAAACGTAAATCAAGGAGTAGATCTTCAAGATGGAGAATGGCATCATTGTTTAATGACAATACCTACGGCTGATAATAAAGATGATTGTAACTTGTTCTTAGATGGTTTAAAAATGAGTAATGCAGTAGGAAATAGAGTAATTTATGGTGCTGCTGGTGGTGGTAGTGGGGTTCCAATGAGCGCGTTTAGCGTTGGGGCTTTTCCCGGGGTAAGCGGTGTTAATGTCAGTAATGTTCAAGCTTGGTTAAACACCGCGTTAAGCGATTCTGAAGCTTTGTCGGTTTATAACAACGGTGTTCCATTAATTTCAAATTCTATTCAACCTAGTAGTTCAAAAGCTTTGTTTAACTTTGATAAAATAACAAGCGCTTGGGATGGTACAAAATGGAATTTTGAAAACCAAATATATCCTACTAGCTGGAAAAGTGCTTTTTATTCTGGAGCTGATGCTGGTATGTTGAGAGACGATGATTCACAACCGGCATATGAGAATCAAGTGTTTTCAATGTCAGTTTGGATTAAACCGAGACCAGGAGTAGCAACTAATGGTGACATATTTGCTTGTAAAGGAAGCTCTTGGCAAGGTGTTATGTTAGGATATATCAACAACGACTTACAGTTTCAAATAGGTGACAAAAACACTACAGCAGTAGATGGAGGAGGTACTGCTAAAAATGGTAACTGGAGTTATTTTAAAAACACAGTTGTAGATGCTTCTCCTGATTATACGCCATATGGAAAGTGGTCACATATTGTGGTTGTTTGGAACGGAACAGATAGTAAGTTTTATATTAATGGAGATTTAGTTAAAACAGTAACACCTCCTAGTTCATTAACCATAGACTATGGACAAAGCTACAATAATTCATCTTTTGGCGGAAGGAATGATGTAAATGGTAGTTATTTTGATGGTACTATTTCTAATTTTGCATATTGGAGTTCTGAAATAGATCAAACAGCTGTTACAGCTTTGTATAACAATGGAAGCCCTGAAGTTTCAATATCTCAATCACCAAATCATTGGTTTACTTTGGAGGAATTTGGAGCTGGGACTGTTGATAAAATAGGTGACTTAGATTACAACAACAGATACCAAGACACTGGAATACAATTTGTAGATACTTTTGTAAGTGTAAAAGAAGCTACAGGTTTAAACATGGTACAATCTAACTTAGTTGATGATAACGTTTCTACAGTTAACGGTGAAAGCGATACTCTACCTGGAACAGCTTTAGTACAAAGTAATTTAACTAGAAAATTACCTTTTAGTAATTATAGTATTCAATTTGACGGTACTAATCACTTTGACATAGGTACAGACCCTTCGTTAGATATTTTTGGAGCAGATTTTAGTGTTTCTTTATGGTTTAAAACAACTGATACAGCTACGGCTTCAGGACTTTTTCAAATAGCTAGTTTTACAAAAAACTTTGCAATTACTAAAGGTAACTCCGCTGATAAGATTGGTTTTATTGTAAGTACTAACACCTGGAAATACAATATAGGGTCAGGACTAAATGATGGTAATTGGCACAACGTTATTGTAGTAAACTCTAACAATAATTATACAGTTTACATTGATAGTGTTTCTTACGATAGTTTTTTAACTGGTAGTTATAACACGGGAGCGTATAACAGTATTGGTAAAGGTCATAATAATTCATTTTATTTTGATGGTTATCTTTCAAATATAGCTATTTACGATAGAGCTATTAACAATGAAGAAGCTTTAGATTTATATAATAACGGTGTTACTCAAGATTTAAATAACAGCTTTACGCCTGGACAACCGTATTTTTGGTGGCCTTTAGATCAACAATATACGTATTTTGGTGGAACTGATCTAGTGGTTAGGGAAATTGTAAATGGAAACGACGGAAATGGTCAAAACACAGAACAACACGACGTAGTAGGTGACGCGCCTGGTTCAACAGCTAATGGTGTTGGATCAAACTCAACAATAGCAGATTTAAAAGGTGATATGAAAGACAGTATCAACAACTCATACAGTATTAATATGGCTGATTACGCAGACGGTGTAACTAACCCAGCAAATTCAGGCAGATCAACAAATGTACCTTAAATAAGTAAAAATGACAACATATATAGTGATAGATATAGATACGCAGACTAAGTTAATCGATTTCAGTCAGATAAATACTACAAGTTCACAAACTATGAGAAGAAACTTAGCTAACACAGAGGCTATGTTATCTTACCAAGTTGAACCTAGTTTTATAACTAATGGTACAGTAGCTCCATTACAGACTTTAAATCATGAAGAAGCTTTAGCTTTGCTAGCAACTTCAGCTTGGACAGAACCAGATCCAGGACCTGGAGAATAAATAAAATATAATTAAATTAAATTAAATGGAAAATAAAATAACAAAAGACCAATTAGACACTATAAAGAAACACCAAAATAGAATAAATTCAGTGTTAAACGAGGTAGGGTATTTAGAGAGCAAAAAACACGCTTTATTACATGATCTTTCTTCTATAAATACAGAGGTTGAAAGCTTTAAGTCAGAGTTAGAAAAAGAGTATGGTCATATAAATATAAATGTTGAAGACGGTACTTATACTAAAGTTGAGGAAGAAGTTTTAGAAGATGCGTAATGTAATTAGAAAAATTAGTATAGGTTCTGATTATAAAAACGAAGCTATGCATTATTCTATTGGACAAGAGGTCTACGGTGGTCACACTATATGTGATATAATAAATGAAGGCTACGAAGGGGAGTACTTAATATATATAAAAAAAGAAGACGAAATACTACCTTGGAAAAAGTTCAATAAGAATATGGCTATAGCTATAGAGTTTGACTTGAAGTACTAATGAAAAGTCTATATAACTTTATTATTAAACCCTATAAAACTAGGTACGATAATATTAGACAAGTAGATAATAAAGAACTTATTATAAATACTGGTATTGAAGATCATAAATTTGTAAGTAAAAAAGCAGTTGTTGTTTCTACTCCAGCTGCTTTTGATACAGATATAAGATGCGGAGATACGGTATATGTTCATCATAATATTTTTAGAAGATATTACGACATGAGAGGTGAAGAGAAAAACTCATCAACTTTCTTTAAAGATGAACTATACTTTTGCAATTTAAACCAAATATACATGTATAATCTAAAACCGCATTTAGATTATTGCTTTGTAAAACCTATTTTAAATAAATCAAATCTAAGTGTAGATAAAGAGAAAGAACACTTTGGTATACTAAAGTATTCTAATAAGTTCTTAGAAGCTATAGGATTAACTCCTGGCGACCTTGTAGTGTTTACGCCATATTCAGAGTTTGAATTTATTGTAGAAGGCGAACGCCTTTATTGTATGAAATCTAATGATATAGCCGTAACACATGAATACGAAGGAAACGAAGAAGAAAATAATCCAAGCTGGGCAAAAAGCAGTTGAAGAGTTAATTAAAGTAGCAAAAGAAAAAATAGTAGATTCAGATGATGATGTATCAGCTGATAGATTAAAAAATGCTGCTGCTACTAAAAAGTTAGCTATATTTGATGCTTTTGAAATATTAACACGTATACAGGAAGAGGAAGACATACTTAATGCTAAACCAAAAAAAGATAAAGAAGAAAGATCTTTTAAAGGTTTCGCAGAAGGGCGTAGCAAATGAGTTACGAACAAACACTTTGGAAAGAAGTAAAAGATGTTGTAAACCCAAAATTATTATCTAAAAATAATAGATATAAAAAATGGGAGTATGGTTATAACCCTGATTATGATTTTATTGTAATTAGTAAAACAGGTAAGATTGGACAGATCATTGAAATTCAAAATCTCAGGATTGCTTTACCAGCAATCGATAAACCGTTTAAACGAAGCGAAAAGCAAAAGGAACAGTATTGGGAAAAACAAGAATACCCAAAAGAATTAGCTAGAATAAAAAGCAGATTTGATTGGGATGAATATCCTAATGACTTCAAAGAAAAATGGTACGATTATATAGATGAAGAATTTAAATATAGATCAGATGGTCACTGGTTTTTTAATAACGGTGTGCCTACTTATATCACTGGTACTCATTACATGTATTTGCAGTGGTCAAAGATTGACGTCGGAGCACCAGATTATAGAGAAGCAAACAGACTCTTCTTTATATTTTGGGAAGCCTGTAAGGCTGATAACAGGTGCTACGGAATGTGTTATCTTAAAAACAGACGGAGTGGTTTCTCCTTTATGTCATCGGCAGAGCTTGTTAATCAAGCCACAATTTCTTCAGATGCTAGATTCGGTATCTTATCAAAATCTGGAGCAGATGCTAAAAAGATGTTCACAGATAAAGTTGTACCAATATCCGTTAACTATCCGTTTTTCTTTAAACCAATCCAAGACGGTATGGATCGTCCAAAAACCGAGCTCGCGTATAGGGTGCCGGCTTCGAAGCTTACTAGAAGAAAACTCGAGTCCAATGAGAAGCTTAGAGAACTGCAAGGATTAGATACTACGATTGATTGGAAAAATACAGGAGACAACTCTTACGATGGTGAAAAATTAAAACTACTATCACACGACGAATCAGGGAAATGGGAAAGACCAGACAACATATTAAACAATTGGAGAGTTACAAAAACTACACTAAGATTAGGATCAAGAATAGTAGGCAAGTGTATGATGGGCTCAACTTCAAACGCATTAGATAAAGGTGGAGACAACTTCAAAAAACTATACGAAAGTTCAGACGTTACAAAAAGAAATAGAAACGGACAAACATCTAGCGGATTGTATTCTCTTTTCATCCCTATGGAATGGAACTACGAAGGATTCATGGATACTTTTGGATCACCTGTATTCTTTACGCCAAAAAATAAAACAATCGGAAGAGACAATGTTCCAATTACAATCGGAGTAATAGAGCATTGGGAAAATGAAGTAGATGGTTTAAAACAAGATCAAGACGGTTTAAATGAATACTATAGACAGTTTCCAAGAACAGAGCAACACGCTTTTAGAGATGAAACTAAAAATAGTTTATTTAACTTAACTAGAATATACGAGCAAATAGACTACAACGAGGAGTTTAACAATAATAAAAGTGTTACTAAAGGTAGTTTTATTTGGGACAATGGCATAAAAGATTCTAGAGTTTTGTTTACACCAAATAAAAACGGTAGGTTTTTAATATCTTGGGTGCCACCTAAAAACTTGCAAAACCGAGTGATAATAAATAATGGAGTTAAATCTCCTGGTAATGAACATGTTGGCGCTTTTGGTTGTGATAGTTACGATATATCTGGTACAGTCGATGGTAAAGGTTCTAATGGAGCTTTACACGGATTAACTAAATTTTCAATGGAAGACGCTCCTGCTAATCACTTTTTCTTAGAATATATAGCAAGACCTCAGACAGCTGAAATATTCTTTGAAGATGTTTTAATGGCTTGTATATTTTATGGCATGCCAATACTTGCTGAAAACAATAAACCTAGATTATTATACTACTTCAAAAGAAGAGGTTACAGAGGTTTTTCAATGAATCGTCCTGATAAAGTATTTAATAAGTTATCACCAACAGAAAGAGAAATAGGTGGTATACCTAACACTAGTGAAGATATTAAGCAAGCACATGCTGCTGCTATAGAGAGTTACATAGAAAACCATGTTGGTAATTTAGAAAACCACATTGGTAATATGTACTTTCAAAAAACTTTAGAAGACTGGGCTAAGTTTAACATTAATAATAGAACTAAACATGATGCTTCAATAAGCTCTGGTTTAGCTATAATGGCTTGCAATAAAAACAGATATACTCCAGTCGCAAAAAGACAAACTAAATCTATTAATTTAGGTATAAAAACCTATGATAATACAGGTTACGCTTCAAAAATAAAATAAATGAATATAATTCCAAACGCTAACAATAACAGTTCTTTTCCAAGTCAAGTTGTACCTGACGCTGAAAAAGCTACTTACGAATATGGACTTAGAGTTGGTAGAGCTATTGAAAGTGAATGGTTTAGAAACGACAGGGGCTCTTACGATAGGTTTAATACTAACTACAATAAATTTCATAAATTAAGATTATACGCGAGAGGTGAACAATCTATACAAAAGTATAAAGACGAATTATCTATAAATGGTGATTTAAGTTATTTAAACTTAGATTGGAAACCAGTACCTGTGATACCTAAATTTGTAGATATATTAGTCAATGGAATGTCACAAAGGTCTTATGACGTAAAAGCTTATGCTCAAGATCCAGAGTCTATAATGAAAAGAACTAGGTATGCAGAAGCTCTTCATAGAGACATGAGGCAAAAAGACTTAATAAATCAAGTTAGAGAAATGACCGGTCTAGATGTTTCTAAAACAGGAGACAAAGGTTTAAGCTTAGAGAATGACGAAGACTTACAGTTGCACATGCAGATGGATTATAAAGAGTCTATTGAAGTAGCTGAAGAAGAAGTTATAAATCAAATTCTTGACTATAATAGGTATGATTTAACTAGAAGAAGACTTAATTATGATTTAGCAGTTTTAGGTATATCAGCGGTTAAGACCAGTTTTGATAGATCCAACGGTGTTAAAGTAGATTACGTAGATCCGTCTAGCTTAGTTTACTCGTATACAGAAGATCCTAACTTTGACGACTTGTATTATGTTGGAGAAGTTAAAGCTGTTAGTATACCTGAATTAAAAAAGCAATTTCCTTATTTAACACCACAAGATGTAGAGGAAATACAAAAATATCCAGGAAACCAAAATTACACTAGAAACTGGAGTGGAAGATTCGATGACCAAACTGTTCAAGTAATTTACTTTGAGTATAAGACTTACACTAATCAAGTGTTTAAAATAAAGCAAACAGCTTCAGGACTTGAAAAAGCGTTAGAGAAACAAGATACTTTTATAGAAGCTCCTGATAACGACAGTTTTGAAAAAGCTTACAGATCTATAGAAGTATTATATAGTGGGGCTAAAATACTTGGTCACGACAAGATGCTTAATTGGCAATTAGCGGAGAATATGACTAGACCTAATGCTGATACAACTAGAGTTAATATGAGCTATAATATAGTAGCTCCTAGAATATACAAAGGGCGTATAGAATCAATTGTAAGCAGAATAACCGGTTTTGCTGATATGATACAGCTTACGCACTTGAAACTACAACAGGTGATGTCTAGAATGGTGCCTGATGGAGTTTATATGGACATAGATGGCTTAGCAGAAGTTGACTTAGGCAATGGAACTAATTACAACCCAGCTGAAGCTTTAAATATGTATTTTCAAACGGGTTCTGTAGTAGGTAGGTCTATGACACAAGATGGCACTATGAACCCAGGTAAAATGCCTATACAAGAACTCACCTCATCTAATGGTATGGGTAAAATACAAGGTCTTATACAGACTTATGAATATTACCTTAAAATGATAAGAGATGTAACTGGATTAAACGAAGCTAGAGACGGTAGTACTCCTGATAAGTATGCTTTAGTAGGTTTGCAAAAGCTAGCTGCTGCTAATTCAAACACAGCTACTAGACACATACTACAGTCGAGTTTATACCTAACACTTAAAACATGTGAGAATATATCTTTAAGGGTTGCAGATGCTTTAATGTTTCCACTAACTAAACAATCTTTAATGTCTAGTATATCAAGGTACAATGTTGGTACTTTAGATGAGCTAGCTGATTTAAATATACATGACTTTGGTATATTTATACAATTAGAGCCAGACGAAGAAGAAAAGCAAATATTAGAACAAAATATTCAAATAGCTTTAAAAAGTGGTCAAATAGATTTAGAAGACGCTATAGACATTAGGGAAGTTAACAATTTAAAGTTAGCTAATCAAATGTTGAAAAAGCGTAGAAAAGATAAAGCTGCTAGAGATCAACAAGTGGCACAAGCCAATATACAAGCGCAAGCACAGGCTAATGCTCAATTAGCACAAGAGACAGCTTTGGCTGAAACACAAAAACAACAAGTATTGACCGAACAGAAAGTTCAACTAGAAAAAGCTAAAAGTGACTTTGATATGGCTAGAATGGAAAGAGAAGCTCAAATAAAGCAACAGTTAATGGAGCTTGAGTTTAACTTTAATATTAAACTAGCTAAAGCGCAAGGTGATGCTAAAAGAAACGAAGAATCTTATAAAGAAGATAGAAAAGATGAGAGAACTAAGATACAAGCTACACAGCAATCTGAGTTAATTGATCAAAGAAAAAATGATTTATTACCAAAAAACTTTGAATCCGCTGGTAATGATGCAATGGGCGGTTTTGGTCTAGAGCAATTTATGCCTAGATAATTTTATTAATTATTATATTATATTATGTCAGAAAAAGTAAAAGAAGAAGGATCTTTTAAAATAAAGAAAAAACCTGGAAGACCTAGAAAATTGAATAAAAAAGATGAAACTTTAAAAGTAGATTTGTCTAAAAAAGAAGAAGATAGTAAAGAAGAAGTTGTTGACAAGCAAACAACAGAAGAAGTAACAGCCATAAACCAATCCCAAGTTAACGAAGAAGTTTCTAAAGAAAGCATCAAAGAAACAACTGAAGAACATGTTGAAGAGAAAGAAGAAGAAGTAGCTTCTCCAATACAAGAAATAACTGAAGAAGAAGAGGAAAAAGTTGAAGAAGTAATTAAAGAAGAACCAGTTGTTAAAGCAGAACAGCCTGAAGTTAACTTACCAGAAAATGTGGAAAAACTAGTTAGCTTCATGAAAGAAACTGGTGGAACATTAGAAGATTACGTTAGATTAAATGCTGACTACTCAAACATAGATAATGATACATTATTAAAAGAATATTATAAACAGACAAAACCTCATTTAGATATGGAAGAGATTAACTTCTTGTTAGAAGATAATTTTTCATATGATGAGGAGATGGATGAGGAGCGAGATATAAGAAAGAAAAAACTCGCTCGTAAAGAAGAAATTGCAAAAGCCAAAAACTTTTTGGAGGAAACAAAGAGTAAATATTACGATGAGATCAAGTTGAGACCAGGCGTAACTCAAGACCAACAAAAAGCTATGGATTTTTTCAATAGATACAACGAAGAGCAAGAAATGGTGCAAAGCCAACATAATAAGTTTAAGTCTAATACTAAAAACTTTTTCAACAAGGAATTCAAAGGTTTTGATTTCAGCATTGGTGAAAGAAAGTTTAGGTATGGAGTTAGTAATACTGAAGATGTTGCTAATAATCAATCGGATCTAACAAACCTAATCGGGAAGTTCTTAGATAATAAAGGTGAAGTAAAAGATTTTAAGGGTTATCACAAAGCCATATATGCCGCTCAAAACGCTGATACCATAGCTAATCATTTTTATGAGCAAGGCAAAGCCGATGCTGTTAAAGATATGATGGCTAAATCTAAAAATATAAGTAACGAACCAAGAGCTACGTCTACTGGTGATGTATTTATAAATGGTTTAAAAGTAAAGGCTGTTGATGGTGTAGATAGCTCTAAATTAAAACTAAGAATAAATAAAAAATAAAAATTAAAAAATGGGAACATTAACAAGTTATTCACCAGGTTTATCGCCTGCGCCTAAAAAAGGTGTTGCTTTAAACTCAAACTACTTAAGTTTTACTGGTGGCGATAATGATTTCTCTCAACAATATCTTCCTGAATTGTATGAGGCAGAAGTCGAAAGATACGGAAACCGAACTATCGGAGGTTTCTTGAGAATGGTTGGCGCTGAAATGCCTATGAGTTCTGATCAAGTAATTTGGTCTGAACAAAATAGATTACATGTTTCTTATGATAATGCTGTGATCGGTGCTGCTGGTTCAGAGAATAAGATACTTATAACAACTGGAGCTGGTATCGAGTGCGCTATTAAGAAGGATCAAACTATTGTAGTGCAAGGTGCTGCTGGTGAGATGACAGCTTTAGTAGAAGCTGTTGGTTCTGAAAGCGGTGGTGTTTGTGAGATCACTTGTAAGCCCTATACTAACATTAACTTTGTAGCTTCTCCTGGTGGAGTTTTCGCTGCAGATGATGCTGTTGCGTTATTCGTGTATGGTTCTGAGTATAAAAAAGGTTCAAGCGAAGTTAACCAAACCTTAGTGCCTTCATTCACTCAATACAACAACAAACCAATTATTTTAAGAGATGAATTTGAAGTAAACGGTTCTGACGTTGCTCAAATTGGTTGGGTTGAAGTTGCTACAGAAGATGGAACTTCTGGATACTTATGGTATCTAAAAGCTGAGTCTGAAACTAGACTACGTTTTGAAGATTATCTTGAAATGTCAATGGTTGAAGCTGAGAAGAAATCAGGTAGTTCTACATTAAGTGCTGATACAGAAGGAACTGAAGGTTTATTTGCTGCTATTAAAGATAGAGGTCAAGTAATGGATGATTTTTCTGGAGCTGGAGCAGGTGGTGCTGGAGCTTTAGCTGATTTTGATAAAATTCTTAAGCAGTTAGACAAAGAAGGTGCTATTGAAGAAAACATGCTTTTCTTAAATAGAGAACTTTCTTTAGATATGGACGACATGTTAGCTGAGGTTAATGGATCAACTCAAGGTGCTGATGGTATCGGTGCTTCTTTCGGTTTGTTTAACAACGAATCTGATATGGCGCTTAACTTAGGTTTCTCAGGATTTAGAAGAGGTTCTTATGACTTCTACAAAACTGACTGGAAATATCTAAACGATGCTTCCACAAGAGGTGTTTTAGGAATGACTAATATCACTCCTGGTAACACTATTGAAGGTGTATTAATTCCTGCTGGAACATCTACGGTTTATGATCAAATGTTAGGTACAAACATTAGAAGACCTTTCTTACACGTAAGATATAGAGCTTCTGAAGCTGACGATAGAAGAATGAAGTCTTGGGTGACTGGTTCTGTTGGTGGTGCTATGACATCTGGATTAGACGCTATGAAAGTTCATTTCTTATCTGAGAGATGTCTTTGTGTTCAAGGTGCTAATAACTTCGTGTTATTCCAATCTTAAGAACAATTAAAATAATGCTAGGGTGCTTCGGCGCTCTAGCTTTTTATTATTATATTATATTATATTATGGAAAAAAACAAACAAAAAGTAGAAAAACCATCTGCTGAAAAAAAATGGGAGATTAAAGATAGACAGTACTATCTTAAAGGAAACTTAAAACCATTAAGTTTTATAATGAGATCTAGATCATCAAGAAGAAATCCACTACTTTATTTTGATGAAGAAAAGGGTTACAATAGAGAGCTTAGATACTCTACTAATCAAAGATCTCCTTTTGTGGATGAACAAAAAGGAAACAGTATGTTAGGTCATATAGTTTTTGAAAGAGGGGTTTTATTTGTTCGTAAAAACGAACAAGCCTTGCAGAAGCTATTATCCCTATACCACCCTTTAAAAGGTAGAAAATATGATGAATTTGATGCTGTTGAAGAAGCAGTTGATGAATTAGAAAACTTAAACTATCAAATAGAAGCTTTAAATATGGCTAGAGACATAGACTTAGATAAAGCAGAAGCTATAATGAGAGTTGAAATAGGTAGTAGCGTAAGTGACATGAGCTCTAAGGAACTTAAAAGAGATGTAATGTTATTTGCTAAAAACAACCCTATATTATTTATTGAGTTAGCTAATGATGAAAACGTTGAGCTTAGAAACTTTGGTATTAAAGCTTCAGAGTCAGGCATAATAAGCTTGTCTCAAGATCAAAGAACTTTCTCTTGGGCTAGTAATGGTCGTAAACTAATGAACGTACCATTTGATGAAAACCCGTATTCAGCACTAGCTGCTTGGTTTAAAACAGATGAAGGAGTTGAAGTTTACAAATCAATAGATAAAAAGCTAAAATAACAAGTGATAATTAAATAAGGTGGTTTAAACGCCACCTTTTTTTTTAAAAATATTAAAATGGCAGTAAGTGTAGATGCAGTATATAAAACAGTATTATTAATATTAAACAAAGAGCAACGTGGTTATATGACTCCTAATGAGTTCAATAAAATAGCTACGCAAGTTCAAAGAGAGATATTTGAAAGATACTTTGAAGACTTGAATCAACAAGTTAGATCTATACAAACAGATATGGAGTATTCTGACAGGGTTGCCATTACAGATGAAAAATTAGAAATTTTCAAAAGAGTTTCATCACTAACTGGTGGTAATCCATTTACTTTACCAAATGATTTTTATAGATTAGGTTCAGTTACTTATAGCTCCGCAAACAGTATACCTGTTGAGATTCAAAAACTAGGTAGAGCTGAGTACTACAATATAATAAAATCTCCATTAACATCCCCTAGTGAATCATATCCGATTTACTTATATGAAGAAAACAACATAATAGTTTCTCCTAGTTCTATAGATCAAAATGTTGAGCTACAGTATATTAAAAAACCATCAGACGTTGTTTGGGGTTATGCTATAGACCCTGTGTCTGAAGCTTTTTTGTGGGACGGTTCTACACCAACTCCAGCAGGTCCTTATTATCCTGGTTCTTCAGCTAACCCTGTTAGCGTTGACTTTGAGTTACACAATTCAGAACAAACAGAAATAATTATAAATGTTTTATTATACGCTGGTATAGTCATTAGAGATCCACAAATAATTCAAGCTGCAGCATCTAAAATACAGCAAGAAGAAGTTAACGAAAAACAATAAGAAATGCCTACAATTCCTACAGTTCCAAACGGTGGTTTAATCACAGAAACAAACGCAAATTACTACGCTGGTCAACAGTCTTTCCCTATAACAAGTGGATCTGCTGGTCAGATTTTTACATGTGATTTTGATACTTTACTCGTTGACTCTCCAATATCTAATTATACTGTAGAGAATAATGGAAATGTATTAGGTACTAATTCTTATAGTTCGGATAACAACGTAGTAACTGTAAGTAGTACTTTATCAAACGGTAATTTGTTAATTAAGCTTATACAACCTTTTGTAAATTCAAACTATGGTAGTTACGAATATATAAAAATAGACGATGTAATAAACAACTTCATAGTGGGTTATGTTGGTGTAGGAAAGCTTATACCTAGTGTTAAAAGAACTGACGTAATGTTTCATGCCAAAAGAGGTCTGCAAGAGTTTTCTTACGACACTTTAAAATCTATAAAATCTCAAGAATTAACAATTCCACCTAGTTTATCTATAATTATACCTCAAGATTACGTAAACTACGTGAAGTGTTCTTGGATAGACGACGCTGGTGCTAAACACATTATATATCCAACTAGAGTCACTAGTTCCCCAAACGAATTACCTGTACAGGATTCTAAAGGTATTCCCACACAAGACAGTTACCCAGGTATAGAAAGCAATATACTAGCACAACAATCACTAACTGAGGATAAATGGGCTAGCCAAGATCAGACTAATAATTTTAGACCAGATAGTTATAATGAACCAAGAAACAACAGTTTAATAGGTCAAAGATATGGTTTACAACCTGAAGAAGCTCAAGTAAATGGTAAATTTATTATAAATGAAAGATTAGGTACTTTTTCTTTTACAAGTGATTTAGCTGGTAAATTAATAATATTAGAATATATATCAGATGGCTTAGCATATGAGGAAGATATGAAAATACCTAAGCTCGCTGAAGAGGCTATATATATGCATATAGCGTATTCAATATTAGCAGGTAGAACAGGTGTTCCTGAGTATTTAGTACAGAGGTTTAAAAGAGATAGAAGAGCTGCTCTTAGAAACGCTAAGATAAGATTAAGTAATATCAAGCTGGAAGAAATATCTCAAGTGTTTAGAAACAAATCTAAATGGATTAAACATTAACTATGCCACAAATTAAAAATACTTTTTTAAAGTCCAAGATGAACAAAGACTTGGACGCTAGAATTATACCTAATGGTGAATATAGAAACGCTGAAAACGTATCTATAAGCAAATCAGAAGGTGCTGATGTAGGTGCTTTAGAAAATATTAAAGGTAATGAAATTTTTAATAATCCACTTAGCTTAATACAATCATATGATATAACACATCAAGAAGTTATAGGAAGTTTTATCGACACTAGTAGAGATAGGGCTTTTTTATTTTTTACAAGCTTTGAAGACAGTAGCACTGATAATTTAAGTTATTTTTTTGGTGAAAATTACTATACTCCTCAAAACTCTTTTATAGTAATGATCGATTTTACTAAAGAAGTTGTATCAGAAAGAGGTGTTATACTTGTTGAAGGAAATTTTTTAAACTTCTCTAAAACACATCCCATTTGTGGTGTTAACGTTATAGAAGATTTGCTATTCTGGACTGACAATAGAAACCAGCCTAGAAAAATAAATATAAATAAAGCTTTAGAAGGTAAAAATACCTACTCAAGAGAAGATCAAATATCTTTAGCAAAATATTACCCTTGGAATCCTATTAGGTTATACGAAAAAAAGACCAATGCTATAGAGACTGTTCCATCAATGAAGAATAAAACCGACAGGTGGCTTGACCATACTAATTCACCTGTTATAATGTTTCCTCAACAAACAACTGACATAGTTGCTGGAAGCCATATTAAATACAAGGAGTATGCAGCTACTAGCGGTCACTACTTCTTCTGTTACACGTATGCAGAACCTAATACTTTTTCAGGTAGTGGCTGGGATATAGCTGGTCAAGATACTAATGTTAAAGATACACTTCAAAGGCAGTGGTTACCCGCGGATACAACCTACAACCCTAATGGTGACTATAGAGTTCAACCCGGTAAAAACCCAGCTAATAATCAATTAGTTGCTTTTTATGGAAGTAGAACACAAGATAATAAGTCTATTGGCAAAAACAACAACTGTAGATTGGTAAGTGCTAAAGTAGTTGAAGGAAGCATCAATAATGGTTCTTTACAGGGTTCTTCAACTATAAGTGGCGTTACATTATGGCGTTTTCAAATATGGGCTGAATCTAACGGAGGAAGTATAAATAGTGATCTTCAATCACTACACAATAGCTTAGATAGAATTCAAAACTCTACATTAGGTTTTAGAAGAGGAAATGAACCAACGGCTGAAAAATGTAAGTTGTTTTTTCATTATCCAAATCCTGATTATGATCCTTCTTACTCAGGAACTAAAGAGTTTTTAAAAGATAAATTTATTAGGTTAAGTTATAGATACAAGTTTATAGATGATGAATACTCACTTATAGCTCCTTTTACCCAGCATGTTTTCACACCAAAGCAACACAACCATATAATGGGTGAAGATATTAACAAGATTAAAAAATCTTTAGATCTACCTATAATGGAAAACAATGTTGATTCTGTTACATTGTATATAGATAACCCTGTTGTTGAATCTACTGGCTTGAGCTACAGTAATAGTCAATTAATTGGTTCTTTCAATGTAAAAGAGATTGAAATATTATACAAATCATCTGAAGATTCGTCTATTAAATCTATAGATACTTTGAAAATTGAAGATTTAGACCCAAGTGGTAAATTCATAGAATACGAATATAAATGTACTGAGCCCACTAAAACTCTTCCAGAGTCAGAAATGACTAGAGTTTATGATCAAGTTCCAGTAAGAGCTAAGACGCAAGAAGCTATTGGCAATAGAATAATATTTGGTAATTTTATAGATAAAAATGACTATCCTAAAAACATAAAATACACAGCTAATTTTGGTAGAAAAAGAATAGATAATGTAGAAGACGTTACATCGACTAAGAATAGATATCCAAGTTTTGCAGCTCAACAATATCCAACCCACAACGTTAAAAACAATAGAACATATCAAATAGGTTTTATATTATGCGATAGGTATGGAAGACAGTCTGACGTTATAGTAGCTCCAGATGATATACAAGATATCGCAAACGGAGATAAAGCATCTACGGTTTACGTACCTTACAAACCTAGAACTTCAGAAGCGTGGAATGATCAATGGTTCGCTGGTAATCATTTTGGTGATTCTCTTAGAATACACATGCTTGACAAGATACAAAGTGAAAACTTATACTCTTTAGATAATCCATTGGGTTGGTATAGTTATAAAGTTGTTGTAAAACAACAAGAACAAGAATACTACAATTTGTATGTTCCTGGAATACAGAGTGCTACAACATACGCTAAAGGATATAATTATAGTACTAATTCAGATGGTGATGTTTCAACACCAAAAACTTTAGATTTAGTAGACTTTTATTTTCAAACAAGTAGCCCAAGATATCAAATAGAGATAAGTGGTGATAATATAAACAAACTACCTAGGTCACTAAGTAGTGTTGGTCCAAATGATAGAAACTTTGCTGGAAGTGACGTTGGTTTATACACTAGGGTTTCATCAAACAATTGGAACTTAAGTATGCAGTACTTTCTTGAAATAGATAGAGAGATAACACCTGACAAAGTAGAGACAATAAGAGAGTTTAACACTTTCAATATTGAACCAAGTGACTTGATAGATGTAGAAGAAGCTTCTGCAACAAACACTTTTTTTGTTTTAGATCCTATTCCTAAATGGGATTTTTATAATGGTGGTAATTTTTTAACAAAGTCTTCAACTTTATTAATAGGTACTGTTTCTAGTTATTACAGCACTGATCCAGGAGCTGGGTGGGATAAAACATCTTCAACTAGTTATTATCCTGTAGAAGATGATGATGGCTTTGAAGGCGCGGCTACACCTAATAATGCTAGGTGGGTTAGGTTTGGGGTTTTGGAAACTACACCTGTTAAATCTGATTTAGATATTTTTTGGGAAACCACTACCACAGGTGTTATTAGCGATTTAAATAACGACTTAGAAACCAGTTTAGAAATATACAATGGTCAAACACCGTATGTGGAGCTAGAGTTAAAGTACTTTAATTCTTTTACTGTTAGAAACATAATAAAACATAGTTTAACGTGGAAACAATACGAACCATTTCCTGGTTATATACAGAGAGATAGGGTTGACGATGAAGGAGTACTTAGTGAAACTACAACGTTTAAATACCCTAATAGATTTACATTTCCAATGGTCGTTACTAGCAACTTAAGTAGAGAGTATAGAAGCTATAGTGGTGGTCCTAACCTATGGTCTGATAGATTGCCAGCTTTTTGGAGCATGTTTTATTACAACTGGAATAACTATGATTCAAATGGTAAAATAAAAGCTGACCTATGGCATGATTTTCCAATATATGACTCGTTATTTATGTTTCCAGATTATAACCCTGGGTATATTAAACCTGGTGGAGAAGCTGCTCAATACTGGACACAATGTTTACCTTATGATTCTTGGTATATAGAGGAAGCTAGAATTAGGGGTGGTTATAATAACACACCTACCGATTATGGTGTTAGAGCTTATTTACAAAATGATGATCAAAACAAGTCAACACATCGTTTTAGCTCTTTAATATATTCCGGTGTGTACAATTCTAGAACAGGTATAAACGAAACTAACGTTTTTTCAATAGGTGAAGACATAACTAAAACAGCGGAACCAGCTTATGGCTCAATACAGAAACTACATGCCGAAGATACTAATCTGACTATATTTCAAGAAAACAAAATAAGTAGAGCTTTAATAGACAAAGATGCTATTTACGCGGCAGAAGGTGGTGGCACTGTCACTTCCTCAAATCTAGTAATAGGTCAAATACAACCTTACGTAGGGCAATATGGTATTAGTACAAATCCAGAAAGCTTCGCGTTTTTTGGTAGAAGAAGATATTGTTCTGATAAAAACAGAAACGCTGTACTTAGAATATCAAACGATGGTATAACTGAAATATCACAGTACGGAATGTCTGATTTCTTTAGAGATGAATTAAGAAATATAGAAACAGAAGGTTACAACATAAAACTTAGAGCGCTTGCTCAAGGATATTCTCAAACAAACACTTTAATAATAAGTAATAATGCTAACGCTACTCAAGACGTTAGGGACTTAATAAAAGCTGGTATGAAAGTTACAAACATAAGTAATCCAGATCCTTTAGGTAATTTCTTTTATGGTTTTATAGAAAATATAGATACAAACAACCCTTACTCAACCGCTGTACAGGTTAGCACTAATAACTCTAATTTTTATCAAGGTGGTACTTTTGAGTTTGAAGGATGGGCTAAAGACAGTGTTAGAGGAGCTTGGGACGAGAATAATGATATGTATACAATATCTCTAATTAAAGACGTTAGAGTTAAAGAATATGAGTTTACTTATTTTACAACATCTAGTGATATTACTCCAAAATCATCTAAAACGTTGACCTTTGATGAAACAATACTAGGTTGGACAACTTTCTTAAGTTTCATACCTGACGAAATGTTTAGTTTTAAAGGTAATTTCTTTACAACTAAGAGTGATACTATATACAAGCATTACTCAGATGTTAGTAATAGAGGTGAGTTTTATGGAGAGCAAGGAGATATGAACATAACTTTTATATTTAATTCACAACCAAGTATTACTAAAAACTTTAAAACAATTAGTTACGAGGGTAGTAATGGTTGGGAAGCTGTAGAAATGTTTTCAGATGCTGAAGGCGTTGACTCGGGTGTTGAATACTTAGACACTATAAAACCTATAAAAAGCTACGACGAAGGAGTATACGTTGAAGATGGTGTTAAAAAGAGAGTTGGTTTTAACAGAAAAGAAAATAGATATGTAGCGAATATAAGAAGTAATAATACTACTAGACCTGGTCAAGTTATTATAGATAATAATGGTGAGAATGTATCAGGTGTAAAAGGTTATTTTACAACAATCAAAATACAAGTTGATAATACTACAGATGTTGGTAACTTTAAAGAGTTATTTTCTGTAGCAACTGACTTTGTTGTTTCATCATATTAAAATAAAAGAAATGAGTTCAGAATTAGAAATGGGTCTTAAAATAGCGGGTTTAGCAGCTGCGGTTATACCTGGTATAATGGGTGCTAGTAAAAGCAGCAAGGCTAAAAAAAGAGAAAAAATGTACATGGATAAGGTTAGTGAGCTTGAGAAAAATAGGCAAGCAATAACTAACCCATATGCTAATATTAGAAATCCATATGCAAACTTATCTGTTGCTACTCAAGCAGCTGAAATTAAAGCTGAAGAAACTGACAAAGCGTTAGCTAATACTTTAGATACACTAAGAGCTACAGGTGCTTCTGCAGGTGGTGCTACAGCTTTAGCTCAAGCAGCTTCTGACTCAAAAAGAGAAGTATCAGCTGGCATTGAAAAACAAGAGCAAGCAAATGAAACTTTAAAAGCAAAAGGAGACGCTGCTGTACAAGAGGCTAAAGCAGAAGGTCAAAAAGCAATGTTTGATGCACAAGAAGAAAGAGATCAAGCACAACTAGATAGATATAGTAATCTAGCAACTTTAGAAGGAAATCAAAAAAGAGCAGATAGCACTGCAGCTATAGGTTCTTTAGTAGGTATTGCTGGTGCAGCTTCAAAATTTATAAAACCGTAATAAATGTCATATAGAGATCCATCAAGTGGTAGAACAGTAGACACGTCAAGTGCAACGTTGTTAGCGGCTGTAACTGGAGCTACCGAAGTTATTTCAAATAGAATAAAACTAGTTAAAGACTTTGAAAACGCAGCAGCACAAAGAGAAGAAGATAATAGAGCTGCTTTAGAAAAAACTAAAGGTGTAGATGATAAAACCCCTCTTGAAGGTTTACAAGCCGAGATAGAGAGAGAAGTTGACGAATTATACAAGCTAGATATAGCTTCTTTTGAAGGTGATAGGTCTGAGTTCATTAAAAAACAAAGACAAATGCAGAGCTATTTAGAATCTTTACCAAAAATAGTTGGTTCACTAAACGAAGAAGCAAAAACATACAATGATAAAAGTATGCAAGGTGATGCTGGTACAAACTTCTTAAGATCTAACGATCCTAAATTTGTCAACATTGTAAAAGACATAGACTCAACTGGTGGTAAAAACCTAAATTTTATATTAAGAGATGGTAATATTATAATAGCAGATAATCAAGGCAACGACTTAATAAATGGATCTGCTTATGTTAGAAGTAAAGAGCAAGGTTTTGACTTAGTTAACTACACTGACGATTACAGCAAAGAATTAAACGCTGCTGATGTAAATGCAGCTAAGGGATTAGACAACTTAAAGTTAGTAGAAACCATAACCAAAGACGTCGCTGATGGCAAAAAGATTAGTAAAGAAAAATATACAGACTATACTAATGCCAAAGCTGAGTATAGAAGAAGGCTAGAGGAAGGTATATTAATAGACCCAATAATAAATGAATCTACTTTTCAAACTTTTGTAAAAGATAGTCAAGATGCTTATGATGGTAGTGATGCTCAAAAAGATGCTACTAGACAAAACATGATAGATCATTTAGTAAAACAAAGGTTTCCTGGTGAAGATAGAATATTACAAGCAGTTGCAACGGCTGATAAAGAAAAAGGAAAAGCAACTAAAACTCCAGGTGAAAAAATTGATTTTACTTTAATAGAACAAATACAAGAAGATAGTAAAGATGCTGCTTTAAATAACGTTAAGCCTGAAAACATAGACACTAAAGCTAGAGCAGCGCTTGTTAAAGATTTTAAAAATAAGGAAATTAAAATTGGAGAGACTAGGTATCAAATATATGATTTCCAAGTAGAAAGAAAAGATGATGGTAAATTAAGTTTTCAACCTATTATAATAGACATGAGGACAAAGAAACCAACAGGTGCTCCTGTAACCTACGATGTGGATAAGATGGATGATTTTGAAAGAGACTTAATACAGGGTGACAAAGAAACTTCAAACGTTATAGAAGTGGAGTCAAAGAATGATATAGCCTCCTTAGACAATGGTACTACATTTATATTTAATAATAAAAAGTACAATAAAGTTTCTGGTAATACAGCGGCTAACACAAAGATAAAAGAAGTAAACTAATATTATATGCCTGATACTTTAAATTTAACAGATTTAGAATTACCGCAAGAAAACAATGACAGTGTAGAAGGTTTATTAAACTTAACAGATGTTTTTGAGTTTTCTGAAGACGAGTTAAAAGAGGATGAACCTTTTAAGTTAACAGAGGAAGAACTAGCTAGTTTAAATAAAGAAGAAGAGGAAGAAGAAGTTACTTTAAGCGATGATGAGAGGTTAGATAAACTTAACAAGGAGTTAGAGGAAATAGACAATAAAAAAACAATTGTTTTAAGAAAAGATAAGCTAGAGGAAGAAAGGGCTAATGATTTTGAAAAAAGAATATCAAGAGTAAGAGAGATACAGGAAATAACAAATAAACCCAAGTTGGAAGAACTTGACTCTATAATAAGAAACGAAGAAGAGGAGTCAGCTGTTCCTAAGCTAAGAAGACTTTACTCTGGTTTTGGTATAAGGTTTGAAGAAACTGGATTAGGTGACGCTGTTAAAGTTTACACAGATGAAGATAAGGATGGTATAGTGGTAGATTTAGATACATTTACTTATTCTGGGTCAAAAAAAGAAACTAGTAAGATAAAAAAATATATCTTTGAAAATAAAAAAGATTATAAAAATGTAGAGGTAAGCGATATGGTTAACGCTGTTGGAAAACCAAATACATTTGTAAATTTATACGATGAAAAGTTAATTAAAGAAGCTAACGAGAAGGTTAACTATAATCTAAACAATATAAATACAGAGATAAACGATTTAGAAACTAAAGAATCTGAATTTAAAAAAGAGGTTGACGAATATTCTAAGAATATTAATGAAGGTTTAATAACTGAAGATCAAGCCGCTGAGCGTAAAAAAGAATTACTTGACAAGCAAAGATCATTGAGAGTTGAAAGAGAAGGTTTAAAAATTAGATACGATAGAGATGTATCTAAAGCTTCTGATCAGATCAAGTTAATACAAGCAGAGCAAACGTCAATACTAGCCGATAGAGGTACTTGGGTTGAGTCTTGGTATAACACAGCATTAAGTGTTCCTGACAAGATAAATAGATTTTTAACTGACGGTACAAACGTTTTACAAGATGCTGTAGTTGACGCTAAAAAATACACTGGTTTAATTAATGAAGACGAAGCTAAAGCAGCTAGGTTAAAAAATGAAATTGAAAAAAATATTAGAAATAGTATTTCACTAGAGGATGAAATAGGTTCTGATATATCTAATGAGTATCAACAAGAGTTTCAGGCAACAACGTTTGGTGCTGTTACAACTTCTATAGTTCAAATGGTTACATCGTCTTTGTTGATACCTGGCGGTGGAGCTAAAGCCTTTGGTGCTATAATGGGTTTACAAGAAGCTGGAAGCATTTTAGAGGAGATGGATGATCCAGTTTTTGAAGATGTTCCCGATTGGCAAAAAGTTGCATTTGGTAGCGCTGTAGGTTGGACTGTAGCTAAACTAGAGAAACTTGGCGCTAGTTCTATAGTTGGTAAAAATCCACTAGCTAAAAAACTAGTATTAAATGTATTAAAAAGAAATGCTACTAAAAAACTTACACAAAAGACTGTTCAAGAGCTTTTAGAGAAAGAAATAAAAAGCAAATTAGCTAGAGGAGTGTTTAGTGTTGGTGTTGGTGGTCTTATGGAGGGTGGAACTGAAGTTACTCAAGAAATAGCTACAGTAGCTTTGAAAAGAGGTTTTAATACGGCTAAAAAAGCTTTTGGCGACGAGGAGAAAACTTATTTCAATGCTGAACAAACTGCTTTTGACCCAGATGCTATGTTCCAAGCTTTTAAAGTAGGAGCTATAGCTGGTGGTACTTTTGGTACAATGAATGCTTTTATGCAGGCAAAAAGACAAGGTGTAGTTAATCAACTTAACGAAGAACAATATAAAAATGCTAGGGCTTTTTTCTCAGATGAAAATACTATTGAAAATAAAATTACACAATTAAGAACTGAGCTAGAGTCTGGTGGTAAAAGCCAAAAAGAAGTTGATGATCAAATAAGGCAAGTTAGGGAAATAGGTTCTACGTTTAGAGAGTTAAGAAAATCGACTAGATTAACAGCTGATGGTGAAAAGCAAGTGTTTTCATTATTGCAGCAAAAGAAAAGACTTCAAAAACAAGTCGATGCATCTGACGATAAGTCTTTAGTTTCTAAGCAAAAAGAAGAAATATTAGATATAAATTCACAAATAAGCGAAATAACTACTAATGAGGTTTATGATTTTGATAAAAACTTTTCTAGACTAGAAGAAGAAGCTAGGTCTGAAGCTGAAAAGTCTGGTAAAGAATTTAATGTTTTAGATAGTGACACTTATAAAAAAACTTTATCTAAATTAGGTGTAACTAACACTGAAGATTTAAACAGTACTGGTTATATAAACGAAGACGGCAACATATATATAAATAAGTCCGCCGCGGAGCAATTAAGAGAGATACCTGTTACATCTCACGAGTTACTACACGGTATACTAAATAAACAATTAAAAGGAAAGACTTTAGAAGAAAGCGAAAGCTTAATAAAAGATTTTAAAAGTAGATTAAATAAAAAGCAAATAAAAGCCGTTAACGATAGGTTATTAAACAATTATAACATTAACTCCGAAGATGCTACTAGTCAAGAGTGGTTTACAGCACTTTCAGATGGTGTAATAAATAATGAAGTAGCTTTTGAAGAAACTGGTTTTCAAGAGTTAGGTAGGATGATAACAAATACTTTCTTGAAGCCTTTCGGTTATAAAAACGCTAGCTTCGTTAGTGGTAAACAAGCTTTTAACTTCGTTAAAGAATACGCTAGACAGTCTAAAGCTATATCAGAAGGTAAACAGCAAACTTTTGAAGGTCAAGTTGGGTCTATAGTTTCAGAAGGTATTGATGCAGGAGCTCAAGGTGCTATGAGTAAAAGTGAAGCAACTAGTTTAGCTAAGCAGTATAAAGAAGGTAGCATAAATCCTGATAAAATAACAGATTTTATAGAGCAATACCATAGTTTAGGTTTAAGAGCTATGAAGTTTGATAAATCAAAAGGCACTATAGAATCTGAAGAAGCTATAAGTTTTTTAAATAAAGAGTTTCAAAGCGTGATGAGAAATTACGACCCTAGTAAGGGTTTAGAGTTCTCAACATATGTTAATAGCGTCATACCTAAAAGAGCTGTTGCTTTCTATGAAGAACAAATAGGTGATAAATCTATTACAACTAGCACAGACTCTGAACAAGCTAGACAATTAGAAGCAGATGATACACCAGCTGAAGATACTAGAACCGACAAAGAAATAAGACAGGCTGAAAGAAAAGGTGTTAAGGTTAGAGAGAAAATACCTAAGGTGTATAGCATAGATAATGTTGTAGAATCAGTTAGAGCAAAAGCTAAAAATATTAAAGCTAAAAATATTAAACAATTAAAAGGTTTTGCTTTACGTGAAGTAGTAGACATGGTAGCTAGAAACGATAAAGCTTTAGCAGACTCTTTATTTAAAAAAATAACTAAAAATACAGATTTAAAGTCTGATGAAATGTTAGCTATACAAAAGTTTATTAACTCAAATATCGACTTAGCTAAAGGATCATTATTAGAAGGTTACACTTCTGAATTTAAATCAACAGGTGTAAATAAAAAATTATTAGAAAAATTTTATAATAAACGTAGCGCAAGAGCTAAAACTAAACCTGGTTTACAAGTTCAAATAAAAAAACCTAATATAAAAGATTCAGAAATAAAAGAAGCTTTTGGTATAACTAATTCTAATCCAGATAATTGGGTTAATAAAGTAGTAGCTAGCGAGGGTGGAGTTAGTGATATATTAAAAGGTTTTGTAAGAAACTTAGATCAAGTTATATCTAGTCAAGAAGTTAGAGAACAATTAATTTTAGATGGTAAGTCTGAAGAAGCTTTATCAACACTTAAAGATGGTATGCCAACAGGTTATTTTTCTAAAACTGCTAAATCAGAGAACCTAGGTAAAGCTTTTAGGGATATTAAAAACGAAGATAATAAAGCTATCTTTTTAGGCGGACTTTCTGAGTTTATAGAAAGAATAAACATTGGTCAAGACATTGAAGTTTCTTTTATAGAAACGTATGGTGATAAGTTTTTAACTACTGGTAAAAATAACGAAAACACAAAAGTTAAAGAAAACTTAATTAAAGAATTTGAAAAAGTTGTTGATAATTCACCACAAAAACAATTTGATAAAAAAAGCGTAAATAAAGAAAAATTAAACGAGTATTTATACAAAACTTTTGAAGAACAAACTGATCCTAGAGTAGACGTTCAAGAAAGTTTAGGAATAGATAAAGATGGTGTAAATTTTGGAGATGTTAAGCAAATAGAAAGTTTTAAAAACGCTTTGATAAAAATATTTAAATTTAATAGAAGTAGGTTTGATAATGATTTAGACTTTTTTAAATGGGCTTTACAACATTACGAAACATTAGCAGCGTCAGCTAAAATAGGTTCTTTACCAAACCATAAGTGGGTTAAAAACTTAAAAGGTATTTGGAAATTAATAGAAGGAAAAGCAAGTGGTAGAAGTAGTAGTGTTAGGTATGGTATTTTAAACAACAAGGTTGAGTTACTAAACGTTTTACTAAAACCATTTGACAATTCTAATGCTTTAACTTATGAAAAAGGTAAAGGTTTTTTCTACGATGGGGTTAAAATAGAAACTGATAGAGCTAAACAGTCAAAAGCTGCTACAAAGTTTTATTTAGAAGAATTTTTAAAAACAGGTAAGCTAAGTGATAAAACCTTAACAGATAGTTATAATGATGCTATAGGTAACCAAGAAGAAATAATAAGAGTATTAAACTTTTATAAAAATAATAAAGGTAAAAAAGAAGGTATAAGCAAAAATGACTTAGGTATGTATTTCATGTCTTCTACTGGTGATATGACTTCTATATTAAGATCTGCTTACCCTATTGATAGTATATCACTTAGCGATAGCACAAACCCTAGCGACTATAGGTTTGAGCACAATCCACCTGTTAGAGTTATGAAGATTTACATGGCTCAATATATTAATGGTCAAATAAATGAAAGCCAATTAAGAGAGAAGTTTGCAGATGCATCTGTTAGTGTTATTCCAGAGCAAATGGATGACGTTATAAACATAAGATACAAAGACACAATACCTTTAGCATATATTAATAGGTTTAGCAGGTATTTTAACAACTTTTCAATTGGTAAGTTTCCATTTGAAATGACTGTTTATACACCCACCATTAAAAATGGCAAACCAATTAGCTGGAAAAAATCTATAAAAGGTAAAAACTTAAAAAACTTATATGAAAACGTACAAAAAGCTAAGGAAGTAAACAAAACTCAAATTAAACCTGCTTATGGTAATTTTAGTAAGTCAAGTACTAACGAAGATATTATAGGCTACGCTAAAACAGTTGATGAAGCTTTAGCAATTGCTCGTGATCCTAGCGCTCCAGTTAAAAAGATTAGAGTGTTTGACTTTGACGACACGTTAGCGACTACTAAATCTGACGTTTTATTTACAACACCTGACGGAATTAAAGGTAAATTAAATGCTGAAGAATTTGCTAAAGATGGAGCTAGATTATTAGAAGAAGGTTATGTGTTTGACTTTTCAGAGTTTAACAAAGTAACTGGTGGTAAGCCAGGTCCATTATTAGATATAGCTAAAAAAATACAAGAAGCTAGAGGAACTGAAGATGTTTTTGTACTAACAGCTAGAGCACCTGAAGCTCAAGTAGCTATTAAAGAATTTTTAGATAGTGTAGGTTTAAATATACCATTAGAAAATATAACTGGGTTAGGTAATTCTACAGGCGCTGCTAAAGCTAAATGGATCATAGATAAAGCAGCTAAAGGTTATAATGATTTTTACTTTGCAGATGATGCTTATCAAAATGTTGAAGCCGTTCAAGATGCTTTAAGTCAATTAGATGTTAAATCAAAAGTGCAGCAAGCTAAAGTTAAGTTTAGTAAAACTGTTAATGAAGATTTCAACAAGATAATAGAGCAAACAACGGGTATAGCAAGTGAAAAAACTTACTCAAAAGCTAAAGCTAAAGTCAGAGGCGCTGGTAAAGGTAATAAAAAATTCTTTATACCTTATTCAGCTGAAGATTTCATGGGATTAATATATCCATTATTAAGTAAAGGTAAGTTAGGTGATAGTCAAATGGCTTGGTTTAAGCAAAACTTACTTGATCCGTACGCCAGAGCTGTAGAAAACTTATCAACTGATAGACTACAACTTATGGAGGACTTTAAAGCACTTAAAAAAGCTTTAGAAGTGCCTAAAAATCTTAGAAAACAAAATGATACAGGTTTTACTAATGAACAAGCTGTAAGAGTTTACTTGTTTAATAAGATGGGTTATGATACACCTGGACTTTCTAAAACTGATTTACAAGATCTTATTGATGTAGTTAATTCAGATGGATTGTTAAAAGCTTTTGCAGATCAATTAATGAACTTAACTAAAGGCGATGGCTACGCTAAGCCTGGACAAAGTTGGTTAGCAGGTACAATAACAACTGACTTAATAGATGTATTAAATACTGTTAAACGTAAAAAATATTTAGAACAATCTGGATTTTTAGAAAATGCTGATCTTATATTTAGCGAAGAAAACTTAAATAAGTTAGAAGCTGCTTATGGTGAGAAGTATAGAGAGTCTATGGAAAACATACTTAAGCGTATGAAGTCTGGTAAGAATAGATTGTTTAGCGGCAATAGACTAAGTAACAGAGTGTTAGATTATGTAAATGGTTCTATTGGTACTATAATGTTCTTAAACGCAAGATCTGCTGTGCTACAGACTATATCTTCTATAAACTTTATTAACTGGAGTTTTAATAACCCTATAAAAGCTGGTAAAGCATTTGCTAATCAAAAGCAATACTGGAAAGATTTTATGGATCTTATGAACTCTGATTATTTAATGGATAGACGTAATGGTTTAAAATTAAATATATCTGAAAGTGAAATAGCAGATGCAGCATCGACAAGTAAGAATAAAGCTAAAGCAGCTATAAATTATATATTACAAAAAGGTTTTGCACCTACTCAAATAGCTGATAGTTTTGCTATAGCTTCAGGTGGTGCTACATTTTATCGTAATAGAATAAATGATCTTATAAAAAACGAGGGTTTAACAGAAGCAGAGGCTAAAGAAAAAGCAATGCTTGAATTTAGACAAATAGCTGAAACTTCTCAACAGTCTTCAGATCCTAGTAAAATATCTGCTCAACAGTCGAGTGATCTAGGTAGAGTTGTATTAGCTTTTGCCAACACTCCTATGCAATATGCTAGGTTACAAAAAAGAGCTGCTCAAGATTTAATAAATGGTAGAGGTGATGCTAAATCTCATGTAAGTAAGATAATATACTATGGCGTTGTGCAAAACATAATATTCAATGCTTTACAACAATCACTATTTGCTTTAGGTTTTGGAGATGATGAAGACGAAATGACAGCTAAAGAGTTAGAGGCACACGAGAAGGATAAAAACAAAAGATACTATAAAATAGCTAATGGTATGCTAGACTCTCAACTTAGAGGCTTAGGTGTTGCTGGAGCTACAGCTGGTGTAATTAAAAACTTCTTGTTAGATATATATGAGAGAGCGGATAGAAAGCGTCCTGAATATGTAGATGCTGTTTATAAGTTATTACAAATATCTCCACCTATTAGTTCTAAAATATCTAAAGTTAGGCAAGCGGCTTATCAATTTGATAGTAAGAAACGTAGAGAAGAAATATTTGAAAAAGGTTTTAGCTTAGATAATCCAGCGTATGAAGCTGGTGCTAAGGTGCTTTCAGCTACTACTAACATACCTCTTGATAGAGTTTATAACAAAGTAAATAATATTGAAGCAGCATTAGCCGAAGATACAGAAACTTGGCAAACGGTAGCTATGTTAGCTGGTTGGCCAGAGTGGCAGATAAAGCCTGATAAAGACAAAAAGCAAAACAAAACTAATAATAAGAGTGATTTTGGTTTTGGTAAAGTAAATAAAACGAAAAGCGGTAAAGATAAAATAAAATTTGGATTTTAAAATAGTAAATAATAAAAAATGGAAAGAAAAGATTTACAAAGAATGTCAGCTATAATGAATAAAGTTGGTGGTGAAAAAGAAAAAGAATATATTGAAGGCTATGATTTATTTGGAGGAGGAGGAGCGTGGACTGGCGTCAGAAAGACAAAAACTAGAGGTGACAAAACCATTGTTAAAGTGAAAAAGAAAGGCAAAGATTGGAAGTCAACATCAAAAGTTAAATCTTCTGGTGCTATCGAAGGTGATAAAAACCCTAGTGGAAAAGGAAAGTATATCAGTAAATATAAAAAAGTAGGTAAAGGTGATAGCGGTAAAAAAATTAAACAAAAGAAAATATTTAAAAGCAAATTTATAGACGGTGAAGAGGTCTCTACAAAAACAAAATGATTAATAAGGAACAAAAAAACTGGGCACCATACCCAAAGTTCCTGTAACCAAAAAGGGGAAGTCGTAATGACCTCCCCTTTTATTATTTAGCAGCCTTGACAAAGACCTTCGCATAATTCACACATAGTTTAATTTTTAAGTGTTAAGTAATTTCACAAGCACCGCCAGCGCAAGCGAGCTCGCCACTAAGATCAGTGTTATCTTCGGATTCGAGTACATTTTCTAAGTTTATATCTTTTAAGTGTTGTAACTTATTTATATAAGTTCCTTCGTCAATATCCTCGAAAGGAGCTTGAGTATATGTTCCACCATCAAATGGTAATACAGATAAACCATTATAGTATTTTCTGTTATTCCACATCCACTCTCCTGCATCTTCCCACTCTTCAGCTTTTAAACTAACAGTAGCAGATACGTTATGAGTGTTGCTACCTTTTCTATGACCAGGCACAACCCATTCTGTAGCAACCTTCTTTATACGTTCAAGTAATTGAAAAGGTGATTCAGTTCTAAGTATAGAACCTTCAGGTGCTTTTTGAGGTATACTAATTACAGCAGTGTCGTGAGGTCTAAAAAACTCATCTTCAACTAACATAGGATGGTTTTCAACTAAATATTTATATATACTTTCGTTTTTACCAACCCTGATTCTACGGACATAGTGGTCATTGTGCCACGCGTGAATACCAGATGATGTTCCTAATGCCAGAGATGTCGTCCCTGCAGGCTTTACGGTTGTACATCGTGCAGCTGGATTAATTCCAATTACCTTTGCTACTCTTGTGTTTTCTCTTTTTACTAATTGAGCGGCTTTCTGCATGTCGTATCCTAGGACTGTTCCACTCCCGATTCCAGTCATTGAAACCCCTATCAGAGCATCCTTTTCCGTTGTCTCTCGCCATATGTCTCTTAAATAATGAAAGTCAGTGTAACCTGCTTGTAACGTTCCTATGAACGCAGCTGCTTTCACTCTATTGTTTAAATCTTCTTGTGATTCAATATCACTAGCATTTACTTCACATAAGTTACAAAACTGAAAAGGTCTTAATGCTATTTCACAACAAGGGTTTGTACCCCAGTCTTTATCATTATTAAGGTATATACCAGGTTCACCTGATCCTGATAGCTCTACACGTTTCCATAAATCCATAAAGAACTCTTTAGTTACGTTATGTCTCATTAGAACAGCAGAATTATTTGATCTACCTCTTTGTGGATCTGTCTCCCACCAATTACCAGACTTAGCCGAGATCATCTCATCGTCACCTGCAGAAAACAAACTAATTAAAGCTGCTCTACGTA